ATGTCACTCTATTGACCGTTATTATTCGTTGCAAGATGCTATAACTTCAATTCAAGCCTCTGCTAAGGCTGTGGTTAGAATCTGGGAGGACTTTACTGCACTGGCAAAACTCGTCCTACCGAATACTGGTACACACATAACCATAGATGGTTCCAAAAAGTATAAGTTGGCGTTCACAGGGGATGTTGTTGATATCATTGACGATCAGCATTTCGGATTCATTGATATGGTTGAGGTCAATGGTGGAGCTATCCGATTAAATGGTGCAACTGCTGAGGTGGACTTAGAGTCTAACCAAAGTATATTGGGAGAACTTGTTGTTGATGCTGGAGCTTCTGCACTAATTGATAGAACAGCTTTGAATGGTAGTACTGGTAACCCAGGAATAACTATTAACTCTCTTACAACATCCGTGATAATAGGATATGCCAAGATTGAAGGGGCTGTGGGACAGCCCGCAATTGAAATTAATGTTGTGTGCGACGACCAGCTCAAAATTAAATTCAGTTCATTAGTTTCTGGAACCCCTGCAACAATAGCTCCGATAACATATACGGGTGTGGGTAAAGTGGATATTGCTGTTTACAATACAGGGTTGTCTGGCAGTTGGAATCCAGCGGATGTAAACAATACAATTGGTAGTCCCAATCTAACAACTGATCCAAATATTACATTTTAAGGTAATAGGAGTTTTTATGTCTATCCAAAATATTACCAAGGGATTGACTGTACCTATAGAATTGCAGATTGCTGATGGTGCTATAGACCAATATCCAAGGGCTCTGGTTTATGACCAAGACAGTGTGCTGTTAACCACAATTGATTTGGTACATGATTACCAGGGAAATTATAGTGGGACACCATATGTAATGCCCGATAAATTATACATCAAAGTGGTATTCATTGTTTATTCCGATGCCCTTTTTGCAGTGGAGAACATTAAATATGAGAGGGCCTTGGAAATATTCTATTCATCCGATTGGGTTACACTTACAATGGGCCAAAGGATTTCGAATCTATTGCGCCTAATTTTTATCAATACAAATGGGGAACATCAAGATTAACCTTCAAAGGAGATTATTGTGAAAAAACTTTTTGGTTTGGTTGTGGGATTGGGTATGCTTTTGCTGCCCTTAGTTGTACAAGCTGGTGCTGTTAATATAACATATACTCCACCGGAGAATGCAGATTGGATAACTGTTGTTCTTGTAACTGAAATCTCTGGGGATTACTCACAAGGTTATGGTCAGCAATCTGAGCCTGGGGCTGATACTCTTACCATGGGAAATATCAGAGCCAACACGGACTACTTTTTTAAGGCTTATAGACTGATACCCGGTACTTGGGAAACATCTGGAGATTCTCCAGAATTCCCTTTTACCTCCCCTACGAGAATGCCACCAACGATTTATAGTTTACCGCCAATAGAGGTTGGTAATGTTGTCATAGATATCAAGGCAACCGTGATTGAACCGTAATGGAGTATAAAGTGAGCACCTTTTTAAATTCAGATAGGCGAAAGTTCTCGCTAATTGATATAATTGCAGCCACGGTTTTTATGCTAGTGGTTCTTGCCCTGACTGTATGGATATTCAAGATTGATTCCTCTTTGAATACGGTTAGGGCAATGCAGACGGTTGTGTTGTCCTCCAACCAGGAAAATTCAAAGGCTTCGTGCCTTGTTCAGAATGAAATGACGAAAGTGCGTCAGGAAGTAGAGAAAATATACTGGTTGGTTTTAACCGAGACGCAAAAGGATCCAAATTGTAATGGAAGAAGTCCTAGTCAATAGTTATTTTAGAACTCTGGTAACCCTTGTAACTACTGGTTGTGCTTGGTGGGCAGCAGCTACAGTTCTTTGCATGGGGATTATCAAAGTCACTTTAGACTCTTCTCCCAAGGAAGGTGAGTTGCTTTATTACAAGGGGATTCTGATTATCATTGGTTTGTTCTTTATATCCTTGATAGTATACGGTATTTTTTGTGCGATGTACGTCCAACAGTTGAAAATTTGTGTTTTGCCACTCATATCAATTGAGTTGATTCAGAAGGGTAGTGTACCAAAGATTTTTGATTATTCGATGTACTTCTATTACATTTGTACCACAACCTTTTTGTTCTTTTTCATAAGTTGGATTTATGTTTTGGCTATCAAAAGTAGACTTAGGAAATAATTATGTTGGAGCTTTTAACCCTCAAAAGAATATCCCATGATGTACAAGGAACATACGGAGTTCTACTTTTTGCACAAAAACCAATAATTTTGACGCTAGAAAATCCCTGGTTGGAAAATAGAAAGTCTATTTCTTGTGTCCCATCGGGGCAATATCTCTGTGAGAGATACTCCTCACAGAGGTTTCCTTCCACTTACCAAGTTACTAATGTTCCTGGGCGTACCAATATTATATTTCATAAAGGGAATACTATGGAGGATACAAGAGGGTGTATTCTTACTGGCTCAAAGTTTGGTATTATAAAAGGTGATACGGCTATTTTGGACTCCCGTACAGCATTCAAAATGTTTATGAGTACGGTTGATAATTTGGATAGTTTCCTACTTAATATTATGTGGTAGTAACTGTAGAGATTCCCTTTTTCTGGGAGACGACAAAGGTTTTGTCAGCACAGTTGGCCAACTCTTCTGAATGGGTAACGATTATAAATTGTAATCCAAGTTCCTTGGACAGACTCTCCATCAGTTCAGAGGCTTTGCCCATTAAATCTGTGGACAGATGCCTTAGCGGCTCATCAAATACAAGCACAGGTAGTGTATTACCTAGGGAATGATAGGCAACTCTTAATGCCAGAGAAGCAACATCCGCAGCACCATATCCACAGGAGTTCAGTGGTGAATACTCATTACCTTTATCGTCAGCATAAAATAGATTGCATTCCGTACTACCCCTCTTAGATACAAACTCCACTTTGAACTTATACGGATTTTTAAATACGGTCTTTAGAGCTAGAGACACCAGGTCACTTAGATGAATAGCCAGCTTCTCTTGTGTTATCTCAGCCGCCCTCTGGATCAGAGCTCTTGCTTCTAAGTGATCAGTTACAGAGTCCCCCAGATCAGCCCGTTTGTCCGTAGCCACCTTCAAATTTGATTTCAAGATTGTGCATGTGGTCTTTCCGGTTTCTAATTTCTTTCGTAATTCCTTCATGTTAGCTCCTCCAGGAGGTCCAGGTATTTATCCTCAAAGTTCTTTAGTAAGATCTGAAGGGAATACGTTTTTTTGCCTTTTTCACCAATGAGTCGGTTTCTTTCAGCTTCCAGCTTTTTAATTGTTGGGAAGCCTAGTTTCTTCATCCCCTTTTTCACTTCGTCTAGTGCCCCTTCTAGACGAATCCTTTTCAGGGCTACAGTTTTTAGAGTACTCTCTAGGTCGCCCATCCTTTGTAAAATTTCTTCTGGACTCATATCGAACTCTCCATTGTGTTAGAAATTATTGATTTAACTTGATTATTTGGATCTGCTTTTTCCACAACTCGTTGTAATATTCTTGGAAAATTTGGGCGGTTGGCCTTGACCTGTATTGCTTTAACAAACTCGGATATGACTGCTTTATCAGTTTTGTCCTCTCTATCCATCTTAGCAAAATCAAAGACTTCTGATGCCGGTTTGATTGGAATGAAGATAGGTTCTACCGTTCCCTTTGTAGTATCAATCAAGTACACCCTTGGTTTGTGCTCCTCTTGATCTTTATTGGATCGCATAACTGACCCTGGATTTATCAACCAACGATCCTTTATTTGAGTAACATGTGGAGTATGATAATCTCCCGATATAATGTATTGATACTGCGGGTGTCTTTTAAGCATAGATTCAGCAGAGACAGCATCCTCAAGAAAGAACGGTGGTTCTTTTGGGGTGATACACCGATGAGTTAATAGAATCATCTTCTCTTCTTTTGGAATTTTTTCACCCCAACCGGAAATTTGTATAAAGGATTGGCTCAGATTGGTGATTACGTTACCAGCAATGAGAGTTCCCATAGGGGTATTATCCAGGTTATTCACATGATACCGTAGATCATGTTGACCGACACAGGCATAAATACTTAGTGGGTGATCAAGTAGAATTTCCAAATAGATATTGGTAAAGCTATAGGGCAGCTTTGGTGTATCAAAAATATCCCCGGCAATTAAAATACTGGCCCTGTGTTGGATACTTTGATCCAGAATCCATTTGATTTTTTCGTACTGGGAAACGAAATATTTGTCCTTGCGGTATCTTGGTGTAGTTTCTCTAAGGTGTAAATCAGCCGTAGCTAGAAATTTCATAGTAATTCCGCATTGATAAGTTTCAATATTTCGAACATATCTGTCACAGTTTGGGTACAGTACTCATCTCTCTCAAGTTCGTCGGTTGTGATTGCTGCACAAGCCTCGGGTATAGTCAACTGTTCACCTTCGTGAAAGATGGTTTTTGCCAAGAGCCGGTTACCAAAGTCAGTAAAATCATTGGCAAACTTCACCAGGTCTTTCAGTGGTATTGTACCGAGGGTGGTGTAGTCCTCTTCCTCTTCCTTTTTCAGTTCTTCAGCAGTTTTTGTCAATTTTTCCATTTTACCATTTGGGTTATACATTCGAATGCTCCTCCCAGGGTTTATTGCATGTTGGGCAAAATTTGGTTTTGAGTTTAAAATCGTCCAGTCTCTGCTCTGCTCTTTCAATTTGTGGTTGAGTGTCCAAAAGGTCAGATGAAATATTGTTAAATCTGTTGATCAGATCAGATATCGTTTTTATAGATTCATCTAACCTGCTGATGGATGAGCGGACATCATCAGGAGAGCTTAGTTTGACATTTTTTAATACTAAGTGACGTTCAATGTTACTATCAAGCTCAGAATGCTTTACAATGAGCTCCTTGATGCTATCCAGTTTTTGCTCTATTGCGTATAGCTCATCATCTTTATCCAAAATATCTTCAACTAAGGGGAGAGCTTCTGGTGGTGGTAGTTCATCTATCTCATCCTTCACTTCCAGATATTTTGTTTCTAGTAAGTTAATCACATCAATGGAGTCATAGAGTTGTTGGATTTGCTCCTCCATTCTTTCGATGATACGCAGGTTTTTCTCACAGGATGACAACCAGTCCAGATTTTTTATCTTCTTATCCAGTGTTTCAATAGTTGCATCTGTGTTCTTTACATCTTGGTTGAGTTCCCGTATGGCACTGTTGATAGATTGGAGACTCTTATCCATTATCTTTAGGCCCGCGATTTCATTGAACTTTTTAGCAACCTGACCAGGTGTGTCGTTTAATAGAAAGTAGTTTTCGTGCTGCGGTTGGATGTTGATTGACTCCATCCTGGTCAGGTTTTTTACCTCATCTGGTATATCGGAACGAAGGGCCTGTAAATCTTGCCCACCATTGAGGGTGTAAACATTGGTTTTATTACCCTTTCTACGACAGATGGTGTCATCCCCTATACACAAGGTGACTGAAGTATCTGCTTTTGTGAAGTTGGAACGAAAATCATTCCCTGTTGGTCTATTGGAACAGACCCAGTTTAGGGCACGAACAATAGAGGACTTGCCTTTGTCACTACTTCCAAGAATCACATTCACCATCGGTGAGAATTCTAACGAACAGAATTTCCAGGATTGGTAGTTGAGTATTTCTAGTTCTTCAAGATGGTTCATCTATTTACCCTACTTCTAAAGAATTGTTCCAGGATAGAGACTTGTACAGGTCCTTCCATTGCAGAAGCAACAACTCTGCACCATTTTCTACTTTCCCTCGGTGAGTTCGAGAATGTACGGCAGGTCATCTGCGTCATTTTTATCCAAACGGACTTCAATAAACCTCGGAAGGTAGAGGGAGATACTGGTGGAGGTTTTTTTCCTAATGATTGATTCGAATTTAATGGTAACGATTTTTCCGACGATTTCATTTCTCAATTCTCCTTTTCTTTCTTCATCTGAGAAGCCAGAACCAACCCAGGATGTAATTGTTTCATCAAGAGAGGTAACTTGAATTGCTCCTAAGTAGTGTTCATATTTAGTTCCCGGTTTTCCGGGAGCCCATCCAATTACCTTAAATTCAGCTTCAAATTCAGCTTTAATCTTGACTTGGTCGGGACTGGTATAGTGTTTAAAGACACCGCTCCGATTTTTTATGATAGCCCCCTCACCACCGCCTTTTCTGATCTCTTTGAAAAATTCTAGGGCTTCTTCTTCATTGCCAACCATTTTGTGTTTGATTATTTGGAGAAAGATGCTTGTCTTTGGGAATAACTCCTTCAACCTAGCGAACCTTACGTCGTGTGGGATTAAACACAGACCTTCCATAAAGCTGTGGTGTGGTACCACATCCCATAAAGTTAATATAACTCTGGAGGCCTCTTCCGGAGTTATAGTCCCCTTGATTGCCTTGTTGATTATACCATTGCCAGTTTTTCTATCATAGATATTTCCATTTGGGTCTAATACTCTCCCCTCACCTATAAAAACAAGATCGTCTTCTGTATCAATGTTGGTGAAATTGGCATCTAGAAAACCGTGAAGGGTCATATTTCGTCCCTTTCTGCTGGCAAAGCGGACTTTCTTTCCTTTTAGAACTATATCTATGTGGGCGCCGTCAGCTTTATTCTCAATCTGTGCCGGATATTTAATCCTTTTCATGTTCTTTTCGCTGAAGCTCATGCACCTCATGTAGGGCCATGTAGTGATCAATCCCGGACGGGCTTTATTTACTATCCCGGCTGATACTCCACACCGAAGATCCTTCTTGATTATTCTGGTTACTACTTCCCAGGAAGATTTGTTCTCCGCAGCCATTACAGCGAGGGTTGCTTTGTCTGAATTACTGGCACCAGAACGTTCAGTTAAGTACTCCAATTGGTTGAAAATATCTTCAGTGTCTTCTAACATCGAATAAATTGGCTTATCTGGAAGTTTGGTCATGTGGTAATTTCGGCTATCTTCAAGAGCATATTTTAAGACTAACCGGAATATTTCATGGACGCAAAACTGATCTACCAGTTTCACCTTTGCAGTAGTTGACGGTTCACTGGCTATTAATTCAAGAGCATTTAAAACTTCTATAAAGGTATTCATTCACGTATCTCCTTCAATCTAACCCCTTGATAGTATGCTTCGGCGCAGAATCTACAGCAAAATTTGTTTCTATTGTGGATAAAAACTGCTTCGCCCCTTACCACAACTTCACCGCATTTTGGTCTATGGCATTTTACTCTTACACCGATTTTCCTTAGGATCACTCGTTTTATATCCAGTGTTTTCATAACTTCGGGTCCGTAAGTGGTATTTTGTTTTCTCTACAAATAGGGCAGTTTTCAGGTGAATAAGATTCCACTCTTTCATAGATTAGGGAAACAACGGGAAAATAAGGGTTTGTCCAATTCGTTCTATTCCACACACAAGCGACTGCTTCAACAAAAGCACCACAATCGTAGATAGCAGAGGCAGTTTTTGCGACTGATTTTCCCGTGGTTATTATGTCCTCTATTATAAGAACATTTTTTCCACGGAGGAACTTATCGTACCCACGGCGAAATACCATTTTCCCATCCATTTTTTCAGGATAGACAAACCGTAGTAGCCCTCCGTGTGGTACTCTTCTCATTTCATAAAAGACGGGTGCTGCCAATACCGCCCCGGCTATAGCAGGACCAGTTATCACATTGACCTTTTGGAGATCAACCCACTTGGCACAAGTATAGGCCATGGTGGATATAACCATAGGGAAAAGTTTAGACCTGAACATTTTGTCTTTGTCAATGTACAGACTTGAATGGTTACCTCCTGATAGCAGCCAGTGGCCCTCTCTAATTATGCCTTCTTCTTTGAATTTGTTAATCATTTTGTCTCCAAATTAGTTTTGGTGTGTTTACCATCCTGAAATTTATTGAAAGCCAATTGTATGCAATCCAAACAAATATCGGCAGTACCATATTCATCTACACCAACCCCAGAGCATAAGATCATTCCACGTTCTCCACAAACATGACAGAGACCTATGGAGATTTCAAATTTTACTTCACGACCAAAGCCACCTTTTTTATCACAATTTATTTTTAAATAGGGATCTATTTTCATATCATTTTCCCGTATTTATTAATGCGTTAGCATGGTCACGAAGGGTATCGGTAATCATTTTTATTTCGTTTAGTGCCATTGGAGTGGTGTCAACCGTCCTATAATCTTTTGGGTTTCTGGCAGAAGCAGCAAGGCTGAATATGTTTGACCCGATAAACTCCTCCGTTGTTTCAAAGGGGGCATCCGTATCCTTTAAAGCCTCGGTTGCAGTAACAAAAGCCCTTTCTAGTTGCTCAGTAATATTTAAAAGCAGTACATGTAATTGTTCATTGGTCATTTTATTCTACCCCTATGAATTCTGCAAATGCTGTTGATTCTGAGTACCCATTTGATTCTCCATTCATTTGGGTACCTTTATTTTATCTATTTGGGATAATAGATGAAAGAATACATCCAATTCCATAACTGCCACTGGTTTTTCTCTCTTCCTTTTGAAGATTAATAACCAAGCAGTCTTAGGTAATTGATTTTCTTTAGCTTGTCTGATCCAAGCTGGAACACTCCAACTCTCTTGTGCTTTGCATTCCACACTAAACGGAAAGTGCTTACGAGCCTCCCCGATGAGTCGAACATCTGTTCCAGCTTGTCCCATTTCCCGTGAGGCAATCGTTTCATCCTTTCCCCAGGGGAGACCAATTAAATCAGAAATCTTCTGACAGACCAACTTCTGGAGATTCCTACCCTTGGCCTTAGCTGACGCTACCGTTATCCGTTTCTTCTTCATCTATTACCTCTAAATCCATACCCATCATATCTTTGAAACCCTCAATAGCAATTGGTAGCGTATCGGGATGGCAAAGAAGATAATCCTTAAAGATAGATACATCTTTACGGGGTTTACCATCGTCATCAATATGGTCTTTGGATACTTTTATTTTGTTTGGCAGATTCATATCAATTTCCAGATAGAATATCTATCCAAATCCCCAGGGATTTGTCTTCTAAAAGTGAGTTCATCCCAAGGTCAAAACACACATCTTGAAAGTTGGAAAAAGAAAACTCATTGGGTATTAATGGGAATGAGGGTGTGTGTTTAAGCGGTAACACCACCAAATCCCGGTTGCGTTCTATCAGCTTTTGTGAAGAAGGATTAGTGATATCTTTGTACCGCTTTGAAGTAACACTCAATTTTTTCTTCAGATACTTGATAGCGGTTTTTTCACCCACACCGGCTACTCCTGGTACTGTATCAGACTTACAACCAGCGATAGCTTTTACCTCTCCCCACCACTCTGGGCTGATCTCCCATTCAGCTTTGAAACTTTCAGCAGTAATGAGAATACGCTTCCGTGGATTCCAGATATCACAATAGGGTAGACACTGGAGCAAATCTCCATCTGTGGTAACAAGGATACAGTCTTTGTGGGTCTGTGCAACCTTTGCAAGAATGTCATCTGCTTCGAAACCCTCTGCTATTAACTGGTTTTTGAACCCGATCCATGGTAGATAGTCAGTCCTGAGTAAGTGAAATTGCTCATATGCAGTTGCCCAAATGTCTTGCTCTTTCTTAGTCCTGTCCTCTTTTCTCCGAAATTTGTATCCAGGGAACATTTCTTTTCGGATAGAGGATTGACTATCCCAACAAAATATGAATTCACTTGACTCTAACGCCTTGTAAATGGTTTGAAGTTGTTTAAAGAGACCGTATACCACTCCTGTTCCAACTTCATTCATGCGTAGGTCTCCCATAGCAAAGAGAGCCATACTACCAATGCAGTTGGAATCTATGAGCACTTTTTTCATTAGGTATCTTCCCTCAGATGTCTTCCTGCTCTTTTAGGACTGGGTCCGTGTATTGCCACTCCCATTCTGGTGTTCAGAGCGGTTGCGACTTCCCCTTCCAAGACTTCAAAACATCTACGAAATTCGGATGAAACCTCGTTGGGCGGAGCAAGGACTTTCATTGTGGCCTGGACATTGAATGGTTCGAACTGTTTCTCCTGGACAGTCTTCCCCACCTGCATGGTGATCTCTACGGGATTTTCAGGTACCTTAGTTTCTGTGGTCTTCTTTATGGCTTTCGGCATTTTCGTTCTCCTTGAAGTTTAGATGGTTTAAAGAAAGAGGGTTGGTACGGGATTCGAACCCGTTCTCACACGCGGATGATGTTCTCCTAATGCGCGTTTAGGAGATAGCCCTAACGCTCAACCCTCATAAACTCTTTGCTTATTTCAATCAGTACTCTAGATGCTGGAATTCCATGATCAACTATTATTCCAAGTAATTCTAAACAGGCCCTAGCCTCTCTGGGAGCAAGACAATGTTCTAATACTGGATTAGCAACCCAAGCCGTCCATGATGGTGATACCTCTATTGCTAGAGACTCATTTTGGGCTGATAAGTTTATCCACCTATTGATTGTTTCCATTCTCTCTTTGGATAGTACTATTTTATTTTCCATATCAAAACCTTTATAGATTTACAGAGAATTCACCGCATTTTGGACATACCAAAACTTCGTATTGTGGGGATTCCCCATCCTCACTGTCCATTTCTGTTTCGCAATCGGAAAGTACCCCTTCCCAATCACACTCTCCGCAATAGACAAAAGTATCTCTTGGTTGGGTCTGATTATCCTTGTTTATTACTATGGATACTTCTGGTTTATTAACCATATCAAAACCTTACCTTGTGTTTCCTATTGGTCTGAAATAATTCTTCAATTTCTTCCCAGGCATCTATGACCAGTTCTCTCAAGTCTACCTCAAGATCATTTCCTTCAACATATGCAATAGCTTTGTCCATTGAAACGAAACTTTTTATTGATCCGTCTTTATCTATAGGACAGTCATACCGATTGGCTTTGTTCACGTCTTTCATATACTGAAGGTTGGCTCTGACATCATCAACACCAACACCGAATACAATATAGATGGGAGCGGTGCGGAATTCGTTATCGACTGAAGATTTTTTAATCAGAGCTTCGGATTTTATACCTAGTACTTTAGTGATCTTTTGACCTGAGGGTAAAGTCTTTGTCTTTTCAATCTTGGAATTCTTAAATAGTCTGGCTATTCGGATTCTGACAGAAGCATGATAGCCTACAGCGAACCCACCAGGAGTTGTTTTTCCGAATTCTCCCTGACGTTCCTGATTTGTGAAGATAACTAATTTGTATTCCTTTGCTATTATCCTGGCAATCTTTCGGCAACCTTCAGATAGCTGCTTGGCTTTTAACTGACCACGCTTATCTTCACCCTCCATTTCTTGTTCAGTAGAAAGGGAAGCAATACTATCCACAGCCATTAAGTTGATTTTCCCAGAATCTTTGGGTTCCCACTCCCTGATCTTATTAATCATGTCGTGGACTGTATCGGGTTGATGGTAATTCTTTTTGTCCAATTCTAGTCCATAGACCTTGGAATATTCTTTATCCAGTCTACCCTCAGGGTCAAGGAGAGTTACTTCTCCGCCCCTATTTTGTACAGATGCTCCAATTTCAGACAGTACAGCGGTTTTACCGGAAGAAGACGGACCAAAGATTTCTATCATTATTCCTCCGGGTAAGCCCCCACCACGTATTCTACTACCAGAGATTGCTAAGTCCAGTAGAGTTGATCCCGTTGATACTATGACACTGGAATCAATCGGTGTTCTGATAGACTGTGCAGGTTTACGTGTTTCATCCGATACTTCTTTGGCTATGGACTTTAAGTTTCTTCTAAGTTTTACCATTGTAAAAACTCCTATTAAAATAGGGTAGCGGGGAGGTGGGAACGCCCCACCCCTTTTCGGTATGAAAGCTCACAGGGGTTCCTAGCTACCCTAACTCAATTACCCTCTACGGCGGGTTGAACCTAATCTACGGCCTCCCCTGGTGGCCTGATCTTTTTTGGGTTCTGGATCTGGTTCCTTAGGAGGATCAGGTTCCTGATCTGGTTCCGGATCGGGTTCTGCAGCGGCACTGCGCCTTCCAGTTGTTCTGGCCTGTCTGGCTGGTCTGGCTGCTCTTTCTGCTCTTTCTGGTTTATCTGATCCCATACCCAATGGGACATCCTCTCCCATGTCATACCCACCATCAATCTCTGGTGCAACTGGGGCAAATACTTCAGCCAGTTCTTCATAAGTGGGTATGTGGATTAATTGATCCAGGATATACGCTTCGTCCAGGACATCATCAGATATTGGTTCGGGCCTGTCTTCAAAGGCATACCCTTTGTACCGGGTACTTTGCCCCTTTCCCTTACGAATGAAACTGATACTACTACCAGCGTCGGGGTCAGCAAAAGCATGATAGCCCTGGTCCCTACGATTTCTGGCAAGATCGACCAGCTCATTCTCTGTCAAAAAGTATGATGCTTCCCACAGTTGCAGGCCTTTATCCTCTTCCTTTGGGGTGTCATAACAAATGATGTTGTAGAGCACCCGCCTTTTGGGGGTAAGGTTTTTAAGTTCTTCATCGGTAAAGCTACCCGAAGACTTCATCTTTGAAAGATGTTCGCATATGGGGCACGGCTGACCTTTGAAATTGCTGGCTGGGCAAATATATGAATCTTCGGTTACACCCAGTCTTTGGTGTACCCACAGATCCAAAAAGTATGTCGGTGTACCACTGTCGAACCTTGGGTCGTTGTCCCCACAAAGATATGGAATGATATCAATCAGGTGCTCCCCTTCTGACACTTTCCATTTGGTTCCTTGGAAATCATTTACGATGTAGTCTCGCCATTTGTTGGAACCAGTCGTGTTCCTGGCAGACTCTTCTGTCCGTTTCATCATAGCACTAGCAGTGTTTTTCACACTCCTAAATCTGCTCTTCTTTGCCATTGTTAATTACCTCTGTTTTTGTAGTTGCGTAACACGCTAATTTCTTTTCCTTAGTCGTTCATTCTCTGCCAATTTGTTGGCCAAATCGTGGTGTGTGCCCTCCTGTAGTTTATTTTTGAACTTTGGATCCACTCTTGGTTCCGCAGAGTATCCCCGAATCAGTAAAGACACTAATAATTCTAGTGACTTCTTTTTGTGCTCCAGTGCAACCTTAGCACCGGTAAGGCTATTGTATGTCTTGACTGCATTCATATACTCATCAAGAGTACTGATATACTTTGGCTGTTGGGTTATACAGGCTCGAATACCACCCTCTGTAGGCTTAGAATCAAAACCAAAGTCATCCCAATTTTGCCGTATGTCCAAGTCTATCTCACTCTCAACAGTTCTTAGCAACTCCTTGGCTCTGTCTTTTTCGAAGTTAGCATCTACAGCCAATTCAGAATACTTTAAGTAGAGGATGGGTTGCCTAATCAATTCACGCTCTAGGTCTAAGTGGTCTATGAGTATGTCATCTGCATATTCGGACATCACAACTCCCGTGTATTTATTATATGAATATCGTATACTACATAATTTTAATGTGAATTGCAAGCACAAAAATCATGTTTATTTAACCAGTTAGAATGGGATCTCATTGTCAATTGATATCGCTTGGAAGCAAGCCATGACCAGACCTGGTTTACCAGTGTTGTAAAACGGTTCTTCAAAACATTCCATTGTTTGAGCCACGGACAGATTACCGTTATCTAATAGAACTTTACTCAGGTACAATAACACCTTCCTGCGTATACCCTCTGGGTCTTCATCAATCCCCTTTAGAATATCAGAGATGATTTTCCAGCTTTCATCTGCTAGTAGAGCTCTGCACAACTCTATGGTAGTAGCCTCTGATACTGTAGCACTTTCAATGGCCTTGATAGCGTCTTCATCTGACTCCATATCAATTATGGAATCCAATAATTTCACAGCTATTCTTGGACACCCTTCAGAGTTATCTATGATGGCCTTTTTAATTTCTGCAGAAAGGTTAATTTCCTCCTTTTCAGCAACACTATCCAAAAGTTTAGTCATGTCCCTGGAGTTTAGGGAACTCATCTGAACAATTGTACACCTGGACTTCAGGGTCTTCTTCAGTTTTTCTGGGTTGGTTGTACACAGAAGAAAGAATACATTATTGGGTGCATCTTCCAGTAGTTTGAGAGCAGCCTCTTGTGCTGGACCTGTAATCTGATGGAGCTCATCCAATAAATATACCTTTACATCTCCATCGACAGGTGCTAACCTACTCTTACTTTGAATGTTACGTATGGTATCAATCCCCCTAGTATCGGAGGCATTAAATTCATGATAGTCAAGATTTGAACAACCCAACTCATCCCTGATGATCCTGGCAATTGTAGTTTTTCCAGTCCCCGCTGGACCCTGGAAAAGAAAGGCATGTGGGATCAGGTCTAACGTTTCCCTGCCCAAAATAGAGGAAATCATGGAAACTGTTTCTTTGTTTCCAAATATATCTTCTAGGTACTTCGGTCGATGTTTAATATGCAATGGACTAGACATGTTATCTCCCTTATGTGAATAAGTTTTTCATCCTATCATCTTTTTTAAATCTATTTTCAAGATCCCTAACGCTTTTATTACCCTTGAACCTTTTATTTCCAATTATAAAATATTCCCAAAATAACATCCTCTCCCATAAATTTGGATAATTCCGTCTAAGATTTTTTAGCTCCCCAATCCTTTGTAATGGACAACAAAAACAAGATGCTCTGGCAAAGTTTTTGTATAAGCCATTCCAAGTATACCCTAGTTTTTTACAATATTCTAGGCAGTCGGCTTCTGTCATTTTGGCCTCGATCAAAGGGTATTTAAACCTATTGGTTGTTACCCTATGCTTTTCATCATAAGCATAGCCAATAGTGTAAGTAGAGTTTTTTACACTATTGGCATATTTCTTGAAGGAATCTAATTTCTTTCCGGTGCACCACCGTAGCTTTGATGTTGGCCAACCAAAGCCAATTTTATGGACCTGCCCTTTTTTCGAACCCTTATTCGCAATTATTTTACGTTGGACCATCCAATGGAAAAAAGATTTCTTAGGTTTTAGTTGGACTATTTTAGTTCCTGTTTTTTGTTCCACTAAATTAATATGATCTAACATATCGGGGAACTCCCAACCAGTATTAAAGAATACGATACTATGGATAGAAATTCCCTGTTCTAACATAAGATGAAGCATGGCAGTTGAGTCTTTCCCGCCTGATAGAGAAACAATGTAATTGCACATTACTCTTTTTCCATCTATTTTATAATTTAGTTCCGTTTTTACAATTAGCACACCAAAACCAGCCGCATGAATTAGCTAGTGCTGGTCTGCCACAGTATGGGCATTTAGTTACAGTGCTTGTCATTTAGTCTTTGTACTCCTCCATTTCTGCAAGATTACCACCCTCTTCACGTAGCTTACTCACTTCAAGGTCCACAGACATGGGCACAGTAATCCATTTGAAATTCTCTCTTAGGTCAACTTCACAAACTTGTCTGATTATAGAAACAACTTGTGGTGTTTCTTTACTTGGTACATCTAAAATCATGGAGTCATGTATCTGACCTACTAGAACTGATTTAAGTCCCTGCTCTCTGAGTTTTTTGGTTACTTGAATTGTGCTCCAGAACAGTAAATGTGTTGCTGTGGACTGAATGGGATAATTTGTGGCTTGTTTGGTATCAAGATAGTCTGTAAACTTAAACCCAAAGAATGTCTCCACGTACCCAGTTTTTTGATAGGATTCATTTATATCATCCTTCCATTCTGTATAAATCTGAAACTGTTTGTGCCACAACCAATTCTCAACCTCTCTACAATGCTCTGTGAATTGTTTAAGAGTACCCAGTCCAACCTTTCTTAGATGTTTTATCAATGGAGTACCGTCAGCTAATTCCAGTTTACCCTCTACACACGCTTTCCACAATGCTTCAGCACAAACGGCGTAGTAACTGCCATAGAATTGTGGGAATGTCCAGCAGTTTTTAGTGTAGAACCTTAATATTTTGGTTATTTGACTCTTTGGTATTTTCCATAATTGTAGTGTGCCATCCCTGTGCATATCTGCATCTTCAGATACCAAGTAATTTATAAAGACAGGGTCCTTGTGGTATATGGCTGAAGTGCAAACTTCTATCCCACCGAAGTCACCCTCGAACAACAAACATCCCAAACTGGGCACAATCCCCTTCCTGCAGATAATCTTAGCCTCTTCATCCCTCTTAGGAATATTCTGGAAACTAGGATTTGTTGCACTGGAACGTAGGCTGCGTGCTATATTAAGGTTGAAGTTTGGGTGCATGTACCCATTGGTACACTCTCTTAGAAATTGTGCCAGGTAACTATCTCGAATCTTTAGATATTTTCTCTTGAGAAGTATGTCTTTAGGTATTGGGTGTGTAATATCACTAAGTACCGAGGCATCTACTGATCTGGAACCACCGGTGGTTTTCTTTAGTGAAACTATTTTCATCTGGTCAAAGAGCAATTCCTGTAAATCCTTGGGTGAACTCTCCTTGAATTCTTTGCCATGGATTTTTTTATACTTCAGGATCTCAGGAGCTTTAGCCAGTCTACTTGTTATTTCGTCGATCTTTACGGTTAAGTCCTTATCAGCATTGATATAATGTTCTTCATTCACTGAAAGACCATTCATTTGCATGTCCAAGAATACATCTGAAGTGTCCCGGAATAATTTTCTTCCATCCTCGAATTTACCAGAGAAACGTGGCTTCTGTTCAAAGTACAACTTCCGTGTTAGCTTGGCATCAAGACTAACATAGAGGAGTTGGTCACCCAATGGCATTTCATCCATCTTGTTAAAGCCAGTACCCTTTTCAGACTTTATGAATTTTTTGGCAAATTTATCGTACTCTCGGATACCCCAACGAATGAATGCCTGGAACTTCAGTCCCGTTACACCGCTTCTATGATCCAAAAGATGCTGTGAATCCATTGTACACCAGTCTACTTTAGGACGTACCCCCAATAACTCCTCGCTCCACATTTTTTCAAACCTAGCATTATGAGCTATCTTATATATTTCATCATTGGATAGATATTTAATGATCAGGTCATAAATAGAATGAAGTTCTTCATCATCCCAATGCCTTTGATAGTCTACTGGAAAGGCATAAGATCCAAGCTCAGTTGCAATAGCCATAGAAGTTATTTTATGACCGGGAGCAAATGGCTTCGTTCCGGTACACTCATAGTCAAAGGCTGTTACTTCCTTTGTCCCTAATATATCTTCAAAGGCTGCTTTGACATCGGGTAGTTTAGTTAGAAGATGAACGTCATCTAAGTTGGTTATGTAATCATAGTGCGGTGGTCTCTCCTTTTCTTTCTGAAAAAAAAGGCAGGCTCGTCCTACATCCCTGTTGAAAACTGAGAGAAGGTTCAAGTCTCTTTCATTACGCATTACATATGATGGGTGGTATATGGGC